TCGTATCGAAGAGTTGGAAGGTATACACGAACGTAGTAAATCATATACCGTCAAAGTGGAAGAAGATGAAAAAACAGGAGATCTTTTGTTACCGTTTACTCCAGAGATTTTGGATGAAGTGGGTTGGAAGATTGGTGATAGTGTCGACTGGAAAGATAATCATGACGGGAGTTTCACTTTGAGTAAAGTTGATAATGTTTGGGTTATGGTCGATGCGGTCCTTACCTATCGTATGCGCTACTGTGTGCAAACACCAGTCACAAATCCAGAATATGCACTGGATAGTGTAGCAATGGAAGACGCAAAAGAGTTTTCTCAGTTATCGATTGGAGAACAAATTGTTTCTCATCGAATTGTTTCCGAAGAAGAAGCAATTGCGATGTGTGATATTGATAATGACTACTGCAAAGAATGGACTTCTGAAAAGAAGATTGAAGTGTTTTTTACTAAAGAGGGTGAGGAAATGGGGTGGGTAAATGTCTAATATGTCTTATTGCAGATTCGAAAACACATTGGATGATCTTGATGATTGTCGCGGCGAAATGACCCATTGCAATTCACTCAAAGATATGGATTTAAGCACGATCGAACTATCTTCGTTGGAGAGGATGGTAGAATGCTGTTCTGAGATAGTAGAGATGTATCGGTTAATGAAAGGAAATGATTATGAAGCGTAATGAAAAAATGAACATGTTGACAGATCTTTTGAAAAAAGGAAACAATCGATTCACTGTGGATGAATTAGTTGCGGCTGCTGGTTCTGAGCGTGTCGCGCGAAGTTCTATTTGGTTATCACGTCATGATGCCGGAATGAAACTAGAAGCAGTTCGTGATGGTGGTCGAAAAGTAATTGCATATGTCAATTTGACCCCACAGCCAGTCGAACAAAAAGTTATCGCAAAACCAGAACCAGCTAAACCTGTATCTCAGCGATTCGAGGATGTAATGCGATGATTACATATCCAAAGAATTGTATAATTGGAATATGCGGTTCAATTGGATCTGGGAAAGACACGGCTGCTGACTATCTGATTGAACATCATGAATTCACCCGACTATCTTTTGCGTCTGTTTTGAAAGATGCATGTGCAGATATATTTGGATGGGATCGTGAAATGTTAGAAGGTAAAACTTCTGAAGATCGTAAGCTCAGAGAAAACGTAGATGAATGGTGGGCAAGGCGTTTGGAAATTAAAAACTTCTCTCCCAGATACGCTCTCCAATATGTCGGAACTGAATTATTTCGTGACGTTCTGCATAAAGATATATGGGTATTTGCATTAGAAAATAATATTCAGAAATATGATCGTGTTGTAATTTCTGATGTTAGATTTCCGAATGAAATAGAGATGATCAAAAGTTTAGGTGGTCATATATGGTCAGTTCATCGCGGAGAAAAACCGACATGGTATGAACCAATTCAAAATATTTTATTTAATTGTACTTCTGATGAACAAGCAAGAGAAGATATCAATTTAAAATATCCAGACGTTCATGAATCCGAATGGGCGTGGATTGCAACTGAATTAGATTATATAATTCCGAACAATGATAGTGTTCTTGATCTCTATGAAAAGGTTCGAACAGGTTACTTTAATACAAGACTAATGCGCACACTTCCAATTTTTAAAAAAGATTATAATGAATAGATTTATTCTAGATTCGGATCCTGTGATTGCGTCGCAAATGCATTGTGATCGACATGTGGTGAAAATGATTCTTGAGGAAGCTCAAATGCTTTCTACTGCTCATCGTATTCTTGATGGCGTGTCTGAAGTTTCGTCTACTAAGACCGGACGGAAGATTACTAGATGGCGCGTGAGCGACTCGCGCGAGGATAGTCTATATAAAGCCTCGCATGTCAATCATCCATGCACGATATGGTGCCGCGCCACAAATTCGAATTACGAATGGGGCTATTCTTTATTTATAAATCTTTGTAAGGAATATACGAGCCGTTACGGAAGAACTCACATGACGGAAACTAAATTGTTGGATATATTGAAATATACACCAAAAAATATTCCACAAGGTCCTTTGACTAAATTTCCACAAGCGATGCCAGACGACTGTAAGACGGAAGATTCTGTAGAAGCGTATCGGAATTATTATTTATATCATAAAAAAAGAATTGCACGATGGACAAAAAGAAATATCCCAGACTGGTTTCTAGAAGAGGAGTTAGCTAAATAATATTATGCCTACATACACTTTCCGCGATACGATAACAAATGTCGATGAAGACGTTTTTATCAAATATTCTGAGGTAGAATCCTATCTCACAAATAATCCCACTAAGATTAAGATCGTGACGTCACCAAGCATTATCTCTGGTGTCGAAAGTGGCAGAAACAAACCTGATGAAAATTTTCGTGATATCCTAAGAACAATTAAAAAAAATAACAGAAGGAGCACGATCAATACATTTGATTGATAACGACTCTTTCATTAGCCCTGGGAGAAGTAAATGCAAGCATCCGTCCATTTCTTTGAAAATTCTGTTGAATCGAAAAAAAGGTTAAGAAAGAGAATTACAGAAGCATCTACAAATTTTTCGCTGCTCAAAGTAGACCCGATAACGGAGAATCAAAGAAAGACGTTCGAAGCATTTAGATCAAATAAAAATTTAATGTTACATGGAGTTGCAGGAACTGGTAAAACATTTATATCATTATATCTTGCATTAGAGATAGCATTGCTTAGTAAGAAGAATCAGCCGATAATGATTATTCGTTCTGTTGTACCAACAAGAGATATCGGATTTCTTCCGGGCACCCTAGAAGAAAAAATTGCAGTATATGAACAACCATATCAGTCATTGTGTTCTGAATTATTTAATTTAAAAAACGCTTATTCCGAATTAAAGAAAAGAGGATTCGTAGATTTTTCAACAACTTCATTCCTCCGTGGTTTGACTTTTCACAACACAACGATTGTTGTTGATGAATGCCAGAATTTAAATTTTTCAGAACTAGATACAATCATGACACGATGTGGAGATGGATGTAGAATTATATTTTGTGGAGATTTTAGACAAACCGATTTAAATAAGCACGATGAACGCGCTGGCCTTACCAAATTTATGAATATAGTGAATTCTATGAAGAGTTTTCAATTTATAGAATTCACTAGAGAAGATATTTGTCGATCTGAACTTGTGAAAGAATATATTAATGCAAAACTTGATTTCAACATACTTTAAACATGATCTCGTTTCTCTTCCAGAGATTAAAGCGACTCAAACTGAACAGGGAAGATTTTATCTCGGATCCGGTGGACAGAAATATGCATCAGTAACAACTGTTCTTGGTCGAAGAAAAGAAAAGCGAAAATCTCTAGCTGAGTGGCGCTCACGCGTGGGAAATGAAAACGCCAACAAGATTTCTGGAAGGGCAGCTAGACGAGGAACGTCTGTTCATAAGTTGGTTGAACGATTCGTTATGAACGAGGAGATAGATATCCGTAAAGAAATGCCACTAAATATTGAAATGTTTAGATCTCTTGAACCAATTATAACAGAAAATTTGAAACTTGTTCGAGCAGTAGAAATCGGACTGATATCAGATACACTAAGACTGGCTGGAAGAACAGATGTAATCGGAACATGGAAAGAATCTAATGCAGTAATTGATATCAAAACTTCTACTCGTGTGAAAGATGAATCATATATACTGGATTATTTTTTACAGTGTACGGCATATGCAATAATGTTCGAAGAAGCTACTGGTATCAAAACCGATGATATTGTTGTTGCAATAGCTGTAGAAGATAGTGAGCCGCAAATTTTTGAGAAAAAACGGGAGGAATATGAGCCAATTCTAATGGATTTTTTAAAAGAGTATAATAAATAGATTACTTGTCAACGAATCTATTGTTCAAGCGTTATATATAGTTGACATTCGTCTTTTAATATAATTACTATGGAGTTGCCTATGAAATCAATTTTCGCATTTCTGATCACTATGTTTGCTTCGCAAGTTTTCGCTGCAGATGCTCCAAAAGCAGAAGCAAAGAAAGATGCACCTAAAGCAGAAACAAAGAAAGCTGTACCTTCTGTAGAAGTAAAGAAAGATGTACCTAAAGCAGAAGCAAAGAAAGCTGCTCCAAAAGCAGAAGCAAAGAAAGATGTACCTGCTGTTGAAGTAAAGAAGTAATTTATATAATATTCCAGTCAGCACTGTGGGAAGCGCAGATCGACAAGACTAGAACAAGGTTCGAATCCAAACTGGAATTTGATATTGCTGTATGAAGTGAAGTAAAAGATGTTCTGGACGCGGGGGCAGTACCCGCCCAGTCCACCAGAGAATATATTATGATCTAATCTGAAGCCTAAACTAATCCTAGATTATGATGAGGGTGGAACTTGAGTGTTGATAGCGTAACAGCAGGAGCCAAGATAATATATTCTCTAATGGGCTGGAAATAGTTTCGACAGGGCATACGAGTAGCGGAACAGACAGCACGTCAGGCGATCGACGTAAATGAAGCAAAACTCTAAATGCAAACGACGCATTTTATGAAGATCTTCGCCTAGCGGCGTAAACTTCACGAGGATTTGCAGATTGTTCCTTGTCATCAAAACAATCTGTTTTTCATTTAGCATTCCCAATCATATAGAAGACAGGTGTAATTTTGTCCAAAGAAGAGGAGGAAAAACAATATGAAATATTTTATCGCGTTTTTAGTAGGTGTTGTTTTCGCAGTATCTGCACTGATAGCCTCAGCACAAGAAACCTTTACTGAAATAAACTCCAAACATATAGAGTGCATGGCCAAGGCAATATATTTTGAGTCAAGAAATGAACCACTGGCTGGACAACTTGCTGTAGGTCTTGTTGTGAAGAATAGATCTATGAGCGATGTATTTCCGAAGGATATATGTTTAGTTGTTTATGAAGGCCGCCACGATGCGAGAGGTGTACCAATTATAAATCAGTGTCAATTCTCATGGTATTGTGATGGCTTACAGAAAAGAAAATTAGACATGGTACAGTGGGAGCGCGCATTATCTTTGGCCAAATCGATTCTGATGGGTAGTGTTTTGGATTTCACTGATGGCGCTTTATTCTTTCATAGTGTGTCTGTAGCTCCGAACTGGAAATTGAAAAGAATTGGATCAATAGGTAATCATATTTTTTACAAAAGAATTTAAATAACCTTGACAATTAACTCGAAATAGTATATCATAGCTATAATAATAACAATGGAGTAGAGTTCTATGGAACAATCTAAAGAACTTAGTGAATTGAATTTCATCACACAAGAAAAATTTCTTGATCTAGTTGAGAAATATGTTAAGACGAAAAAGATTTCTTACATGGAAGCGATCGTATACGTTTGTGAAGAAATTAAATTAGAATATGAAAGTGTTCCTAAATTGATAAATATCAAAATGAAACGATTGATCAAGAACGAAGCACTATCTAATAACATGTTGAAGAAGAAAAAGTCTGCGAGGTTACCAATTTAAATATGGACATGTTTATTAAAACATTTGATAATCTTATGGATAGTGAATCACATAAACTTATTGAAAAAGAAGTAAAATCGGCACAGCTTCGACCATATTGGGCTTCTAATAAGAAAACACAAAATTGGCATTGGCATAATAGTATATTCCAAGATACTGCTATTCTACCTGTTGCAACAGTTGAAGATATTTCGAAAATTAATGAAAAATCTCCATATATTATGAATCTATGGAAAGAGATACAGAAAAAAATTAGTGAGGAGCTGGATTATAAGTGTGATTTCGCTAGAGCATATATCAATGCGCATACACATGGTATTGATGGGATGATACATAGCGATGATGGTGATTATACTGCAATTTATTATCCGTTATCAGAATGGGACATAGAATGGGAAGGCGGAACCTGCTTTTATAATAAAGATAAAACCGATGTCATTCACTATAATGCATATGTTCCAAATAGATTAGTTGTATTTGATGCTAAGATGAATCATAGAGCAATGCCTGTGGCGAGAGAATGTTATAAACTTCGTCCGGTTGTTGTTTTCAAATGTGTCATTGATGTTAATTCAGAAAAATACTTCAGAAAATATTATCGTGACAATCCAATTAAATGAGAGTATGATACGATTATGGAAGGTACAAAAGCATATACTAGATATCTTGCGTTGAAGCTACACTTCACGACGGACTATGATTATTTTCGTTATGGCGGAAAGACTCGCGCAATGACCAATGAATCTTTCGAGAAGAGAAAGGACACATTCTTTTTTCGAAAAATAGAAAGACGATACAACGATCAAGAATTGACAGATTTTTTCGTTTCTAATTTTGTCGACAATAATAAAACAAAATGGATTGGAGAACTATCAAATATTGATGCTGAAAAAACTTACGCGAATTGGAAGAAAAGAATTCAATCATTTTCGTATATGTTTGAACAGGATTTGTTGATTGCGAAAGATAAACTTCGTACAGGTAATCCTGCAGAACTTTGGGAATCCGTATCAGGCGCGCATCCCGAAATTCTTAAATTATATCTTGGTAAAAAAATAAGTATTGAAACACTTATTGGATCAAACATTGTTTTAAATTATCTACCTAAATGGGATCGTGAAATAAAGGACTCCATCATCTGGCCAGATGTCAGTAAGTCTATTCGCAATTATAGTCCGTTCATAAATATGAATAAGAAAGATCTAACAAAAATAATTAAGAAAGTTTTTCTATAATTGCAAGGAATAATATATGTCCAATACATTTCAGACTGCATCTGATCTTGAACGAATATCAGGGAATACTTCAGAAACAACTGCAATTATTACAGAAACAAAAGATAATTTAACCAAACTCAGAGCATTTGAAGCCCAAAGAAATTTTATGCATGGAAGTTCTGTTTATACGGAACTCGAAGAAGCATATGGAAAATATCTATTTGTACCATACGATATTCCTAGGATTAAAATCAATGACATTGATAAGTTCGTCCTTTTTTTTAATAACAATGCAAAACATGCAAGCAAGACACAAAGTGATTTAATTTCAGGTACATTTCCTGCATCAAATCGTACTTATAGGAGTATAGATAGCGTAACACCTGGATGGATTGGGATTTGGTCTTTGAATCCGATAGAGCAAACCTATATTGAATTCCCTGAAATTTTTGAACAGGTGCATGACTATATGCCTTGGGTGGGTGCCAAAAATTTCAGATGGAATATGTGGTCGAGCGCAAGTCATGTGCCACCGCATCGTGATAATACCAGTATGGTTGACGCACCGTTGGCAATGCGTGTGAAATTATTTGATAACAATGATGCAGAAACTTTGCATTTGGTAGCAGATCCAATTAAGGAACATACAAACATACACACCAATATACCAAAACTTATAGAGACAAATTCATTTGCTTGGAATAACCTAAGAACCAAACACAGAAGCTTCAAGAGTATTGATAGAATGAAAATATTATTGATTTGGCGAGATCGATTGCTTACTGATCAACAGGTAAATGATTATGTAGATTTGCTAGATAGAAGTATTTCAAAATATAAAGATACTCCACATCTGTGGATCGACAATAATAGTGCCAGCGACTATTTAAATCTATAATTATATAATTCTAATTTCACTGTAAGGAGAATTTCGTGACTAAATAATAATGCAGCACATGGTAGTTAGTGGTTAAGAAAACATACTTCGAATCATACTCAAAATACAAGGAATATCATATGTCAGAATCATTTGCATCACTGAAACGCTCGCGCGATACTTCAATGGATCGCCTCACCAAAGAACTTGATAAGTTCACCAACACAACCAAAAAGAACGAAGATGATCGCTTCTGGAAAGCAGAAGTAGATAAGAGTGGAAACGGCTATGCAGTTATCCGCTTTCTTCCCGCACCTCAAGGCGAAGATCTTCCATGGGTTCGTTTGTGGAATCACGGCTTCCAAGGTCCAGGCGGTTGGTATATCGAAAACTCGCTGACTACTCTCAATCAAAAAGATCCTGCTGGTGAGTTGAATAGTAAGCTGTGGAATAGCGGAAATGAGAAAGATAAAGAAACTGCTCGCAAGCAAAAGCGTCGGTTGAATTACATTGCCAATATTTATATTGTGAAAGATCCAGCACATCCAGAAACCGAAGGAAAAGTATTTCTCTACAAGTTTGGCAAAAAGATTTTCGACAAGCTCAATGAGAAAATGAATCCAGAGTTTGAGGATGAGAAAGCAATCAATCCATTTGATCTGTGGAATGGTGCGAACTTCAAGTTGAAGATTCGTAATGTTGAGGGTTATCGCAACTACGACAAATCTGAATTTGATGATGTAAGTCCATTGGCAGAAGAAGATGAACTCGAAAAGATTTGGAAGTCCGAGTATTCACTTTCACCGCTAGTTGCTCCCGATCAATTCAAATCGTATGCTGAATTGTCGGCGCGTCTGGATAAAGTATTGAATACTGGAGTTGCGATATCCGAAGAAGATATGCCAACATTTGAAACACGCGCAGTTTCAAAAACAGCAGAAGCTAAATCATCTCCTTCCAAAAACGCTGTTCATGAAGACGAAGATGACACGCTTGCTATGTTCGAGAAATTAGCACGCGAATAGAAATAGTTTGATTTGATTGATGGGTGTATCCTGTGATGGGATACACCCTTTTTTATGCAGCTTTCATCATTTTCAATACAGCTGCGGTAGATTCCACAGCCTTTCTAAATACATCATCGTTTAATCTAACCTGCATAGTCATTTTTTGAGCTTTGGAAGCATCTTCATTACCAGACTTCATAGTATTGCTTTCGTTGCTTATCATTGGTGGAAGAACTGTGACTGAGTTTTGAGCTTCTGATGCATCCATCGTTGCTGCTGTTACGGCGCTTCCAGAAGTTTGACTTGGTGGAGGAGGTGCTGATGCGGTTGGAGTCCCGACTGGCATATCTCCTTTGGTAACTCCGGTTCCTGTTGGTGCGCCAGCAGCACTTGGAGCACCAGCACCAGCACCAGCAGCACTTGGAGCACCAGCACCAGCACCAGCACCAGCACCAGCAGCACTTGGAGCACCAGCACCAGCACCAGCAGCACTTGGCGAACCAGCACCACCAGCAGGCACACGTTCAGCGCCACCAGCACCATCAGCAGATGAAGGTTTCGTCGTCGACAAACCCTTTCCACCATTCGCGATATCTGTGATTCGTTCTAATCCACCATAGATTTTTAAATCATTTTCAGAAAGAGGGGTTTCTTTATTTAATTGTAATAGATCTTGAGCGGTTTTCTGATCTAATTTAGCTCCTTTAAATTCAGGTGCATTCATCGCTTTGACTGTTAAAGCATCAGCTAAAGCCACATCAACTGATTCTTTAATCTCTGTCATACGCTTTTTGAATACCCCATCACCAAGTTTGCCATTAACTGCATCATTAGCTGCATATGTACCATAGACATCGTGATAGACATCGTTTGCAATACCAACTGCACCCGCCGCAAGCGAAGTCGCCACGCTCGCGAGACCTCCAACAACTTCAGCCGCAGCACCAACATAATTACCCTTAATCAATTCATAGACACCAAATCCAGCACCAATTGCAGCACCTAAAATTGGTATAGATTTTACAGCGATTGTTCCAATTTTTTCGGAAACACGTTGCGCAACTGCAGAAGCTAATTTTGTTACTGTATTTTTTACCGGAGCGCCACTCGCAGCTTTTGCCGCGCTGCCTGCAGCCACGCCACCCACAGCTTTTGCCGCGCTGCCTGCAGCCGCGCCACCAGCCGCTTTTGCTGCAGCCTCAGCCGCATACTTCTCCGATGCCGCCTTGACCGCAGCTTTTTTTGCTGCAGCCTCAGCCGCAGCTTTTCCGCCAAGACCCAACATCCCTAGTAGAGAAGTCACACCTAGCATATCCATTATATCGAAATCATAATCTTCTTTATCTGCATCGGCTGTTGGATCAGTTATTCCGAGCATATCTGTAATTGGAGAAAGCATTGCTCCGATTGCATTTTTAAATAGAAACGCAGAACCAATCAATCCAGCAATTGCTCCAAACATGAGCAACTTATTCATATCAGTTTTTTTGTCTTTAACTTTTTCTGGACTTCCTATCTTATCGGGTGTTGGATCTGATTCTAATTTCTTTTCTTCAGAATCTCTTATAGATCTACGCATTCTTTCATTATCATTTTCGAATGCATTTAATATCTTATTAAGGATAGATATAATTACATCATTATCTGTGTAATTTTTATTCTTGGATTCTCTTTTTTCAGGAGAACCATCATCAGGAGAATCAGTATTAGTTTCTTTATCTTCTTGTGTCTGATTTTTCTTTTTAAATAAACCACCAAAAATCTTTTTACCAACTCCGGTGGCTAGTAATCCAACAGCAGCAACCATCTCTTTGTCTCCACCGAATGCTGCAGCAGCACCTATCGCCTTTAAACCCATTGTCGGAGTTACGCCTGAACTTTCTTCTCTGTATTGTTGTGTATCTTCTTTAGATAAAATAAGTTTTTCTCGTTCTAAAATAAGATTCTGCATTTGAATATTTGTTAATATTCTTGGAACTGCTTTAATTTGTTTATCAATTAATTCGATTTGTTTATCGACTAATTGTTTTTTCTTTTTTGGATTCTTAGCCATTATGAAGCCTCATTGTAGATATTATTTTGAGTCTTATTAACTTCTATTGGAACAATAATCGTTTTTTCTGTTTTATTATCTGCAGAAGTTTTTTGCGCTAATGCTTTACCATTTTTACTAACGTCTGTATCTCCTATAGGTGCTCGTGATCCCTTCATCATTTCAATATGTGGTGGGTCGACCGGATAAAATGGTCTGTACAATCCATATTTGTTGAGCAACTTATCACTATCTGTTAAAGCCTTAATTCCTGTTATTCCAGCAGCACTAATATCCAATCCCATTCCAGTCAAATGGGTGCTACCTTTACCACCACCTTTAACATTGTATTGTTTTCCAAATACTTCTACTTCTTGATCATCTTTAGGGTTCGCAGGTGTATATATGGCTGGATCTTTTAAAATCCATCCTCTAACCCACAAATTTGCTTGATAGTTATCCGATCGATATGCAGAATTTAACGAAACAGGACTTCCTAATTCTTTTGCAAAACCATAAAATCTGTTTAATAGTTCTTTATCCACTTTAGACATCATTTCACTTTTTGCTACTGGATCAGAAGGATAAGATATTTTAACATTTTTTGGCATTTCAGAAACAGGTTCTCCTTGTTTTTCATCTTGTTTCTGAGCTGGTACTGCTTCGGGTGTTCGAGTCGGAGCTGCTCGAGCCGGCACTGCAACGGGCACCGAAGGTACCCCAACTGGTTTTGCATCCGCTTTTGCCTTAGCATCCGCTTTTGCCTTAGCAGCTGCATCCGCTTTTGCCTTAGCATCCGCTTTTGCCTTAGCAGCTGCATCCGCTTTTGCCTTAGCATCCGCTTTCGTATCTTCCTTGACCGCCGGCGGTGGAGGTGCAGGCGGTGGTGGAGGTGCAGCCGGTTTAGGCGGTGGCGGTGGCGGTGGTGGAGGTGCAAGCGGTGGTGACGCCGCTGCTACAGGTTGTGCTGCTTTTGGAGCTGGTGGTGCTACAGGTGGTGCTACAGGTGGTGCTACAGGTGGTGCTACAGGTGGTGCTACAGGTGGTGCTACAGGTGGTGCTACAGGTGGTGCTGCTGATGCATCGCGCTTCGCGCGTGTGTCCGCGCTCAATGCAGACAATTCGTCATCCCACCAGTCGAGAGCTATTTTCTTTGTTTCTTCTGGCTCTGCAGCCGGTTCTTCTTCGGGTTTTTTATTCGATATTAAAGAATATGCGACTCCACTAACGGCAGCTGCAACTAAAGCAATTATAGGACCCTTTCCACGAATTTTTTTTAATCCACTTAAAGCCTTAGTCATTTTCTTTTCTATTTTCTTCAATGCGCCTCTATGACAACTTTTTGTTATCTTGTTACCAAAAGTCTTTAATTGAGTTCCACTTTTTGTGATAGATTTAATTCGATCAAAAACAGATTTTATCATGTCTTTGATCAGTTGAATCATAGTTTTAATTCCCAATGAAATATTTTTAAGTAATCCATCCTCATCATCTTCTTTTTCTAAAATTTTTTCTGGATCTTTTTTGACTCTCTCAATTCCTTTTTCTAATTCATCTTCTATAGCTTTATTTTTTGAAAAATTTAGTAGGCGTGTTCTCTCAGCGAAAGTTTCTTCATAGTTTATGTTTAGTTCTTTAACGAGATGTGAAATAGCCATTATGCAGCTTTCTTATCTTCGATGTTATTTGTTTTATTATTCGCTTTTGATGCAATTACAATATTCGTTTTTGTAGTCTTATCTTTATCATATTGAGTTTGTCCTGCAGAAGCTAGTGTTGTGCCGCTCGTTACCTGACCCATCTCACCAGTAGCAGCTAATGTAGTCGGAGTCGGAGCTGATGCCGTCCTCGTAACACCTTCCATTTTCGCTAAGTTAATTTTTCGTTGTGATTGTAGTGCTGCTATCGTATCTTTCAGGGGATTATGTGCAACATTACCGCCAGATCCACTGTAGTATGAATCACCCTTCTTTAAATGCTTATTCCCAACATTCATGTCATATGGTACACCGACCGAAGCGAATTCCTGAGCCAAAGCTAACACTGCAGCATCTATGTTATCAGATTTCCCTGAAAGATATGCATTAATAGCTGCTCTACCGGGTTTAGATCCAATAAGATATTGAGCGAAAATCATCTCCTGAATATCCGGAGTAAGATAAGTAGTTTTTGGATCCAATTTCATATGTTTTACAGCCTCTCTCATTGTGCTTGGAATAACCTGATACTTACCAACAGTGAATATTGTATTCGGAAGTGGCATATTAGATCTTTTAAGAAATTCTTCAATAGTCATTTTAGAAAAATCCATTGGTTCTCCTGTCATGACATCCATATACACATCTTTCTTACTTCCCCCCATAACAGCTCCAGTTGTTGTATTGCCGATAGTTCCTCTATTATAAGCATTATATCCACCTTTACTTTCATATGCTGCAATATTTGCAGCTAGAGGTCCCTGCGCCCCGCCGGAATCTGGAGCTGCCTGTGCTGCTGGAACTGGTGTTCCTGCTGCTCGTGGTGGAGCTGCCTGTGCTGCTGGAACTGGTGTTCCTGCTGCTCGTGGTGTAGCTGCCTGTGCTGCTGGAACTGGTGTTCCTGCTGCTCGTGGTGGCGCTGG